GGTGCGCCCGTGCTGCGGGCTGTCCACTCAACGCCCGGCCCTGTATCGTTTAGCTCTGCCCCCAGATACGCCATGCGAGCCATCAGTCACTCTCCCAGTCGCGGGCAGCGATGCGCGCCCGCAGGTCGTCCAGAGCATCGGAGAAGCTGAGATCCTCACGCAGTAAGGGTTGCCGATCTCTCACGAGGTCGGGAAACACCTCACGTAGCAGCCGTGACGAGCAGGCTATCCCCCACAACGGCCTGACTAGCATGCGTCGATCAACCAGGCGGTTGATCTGGATTTGCAGCCCGGCCACCGTGAATTGCAGATGGTCGGTGACAATCGCGCAAATGTCCGCTCCGTAATCGACCGGGCGCTTGATCAGCCAGTTCCAGAAGCGTGGGTGACTGCCAGTCTTGTCCGCGTTGTCAACCGGGCTGTATTGGACGTTTACGACATCCAGAGCATAAAAGTTATTGGGTTGATTGACTCCGGTCGGGAGAACTTGGAAGAAGGTCACCTCATGCTGGGTAGATAACCCGGCAATCGTGTAATAGACGCGGGAAATCTCTACCCCGTCCTGGACTGACGGGTCGAACTCCTCTCCTGCCAGATTCAGCACATGGCGAACGGCAACAGCCGCCAACGCGTTGATTTGGTTGCGATTGGCGGCTGGTGTCTTGTTATGGATCAGTCCCAGCGCCAGGAGCATATCTGCCTCAAAAAAAGAAAATATAAAGTTGTTAAGGTGCGACAAAAAGCAGCGGTTATTAACAACCGCTCATTGAAAGTATCAGGTGCAAAATGCGGGCAGCAAAGTCCCGGCAGGATCAGCCACAAGTCAGACTCCCCGCAGTTTTTCGTAAGCCTCCACGGATGGGCGTAGCTCGTCTGTCAAGGAGATCGGCTGGCGCTCGTCCTTCCTAGCAATGGTCTTGCTTTGCAGGGCAAGACCATCACCGCGAAAGTTTTCCCCGACTACCAGTTCGACCTTGCCGCTGATAGTCAACCCAAATGCTTTGCTGGCATAAGCGAGGGGGTTGGCGACAAACATGTCATAGAAGAACGGCTCGATCTTCTTCCCTGTGTGCTTGATCATCCAGACGTAAGAAGCCGAGAACTCCGCGTCGCTGATCTCTAAGTTGCCCTTTGCCCGTAGCGCAGCCAGCACCTTGAGCGGATGGCGCAGGATCATGAACGCACCGTATGCCAGGTCAAAACTGGACGCAAGGTTCGCTCTCCATAGTTTCTCGACCTCCGGGAAGGGTGCCCAGATATCGCTAAACCCGTACATCGCCAGTCCAAGCGACTTCGCCAGCGCTCCGTAGTCCTTCAATTCCCAGTCATCTTCCAGCCTGACCTCGCCGTACCGGGTCGATTCCAGGGTGATTGCCCTGTGTCCGCCGCGAAACATCTCCGCGATGAATAGGCATCTCTCGATGGAGTTGAAGAACTGCGTGATGATCGTACTACCGGAGCAGGGAAACGAGAACAGGGCGACAAGCAAAGGCTTATCGCCCTTGGTCGCGATCTTCATGACTACGTCTCGTCCCAGACCATGTGTACGGACACGTTGGATGTGCCCACTGCCGAGCGCAGGCTGAGCTGGCCGGCGTTGCGCACGATGATCTCCTCGCCTGGTCGTGCCACCCAGCGGTAGATGCCGCCGTTAGCATTGACCGGTAGACGGAGCATCGGTGTACCTGACAGGGTCGGTTGGGTAACCCAAGTCGTGTTGACGGTTTGGGCCGAGGCCGGAGCGTCCGGGTCGAGCTTCTCCGGGGTGATTGCGCCGCCGGGGGTAGCACCGCCCGTTGAACGCTGTACCATCAGCTCGTTTGCTGCACTGGCCGTGCCCATCCCGCCGATGCTGACCTCGATGATCGCTGCCTTACGGCTTGCCGCTGTGACCAGGGTCATCGTATCATCGGTGGTGCTGAGTGCAACGTTGCTACGTGTTACTGAGAATCTTGCCATTTTTGTTATCCTCCGTAAGTTTTCCTATATGCTCGTATTGAACGTACAGGTCATAATGGATCGAGCCGTCATCATTCAGCCCGGGGACAAGGTGGATATTAGCCACGTAGTAGCCTGTGCGCTGGATGAAATGCTGTAGTGCCTCGCCAAGAGCCTGGTTGAATTCCTGGGTGGCGATAGAGAAAGTTTCGCGATCTTCCATTGTCTCAGTCATGGTTCAATACTGAGCAATCAACAAAGTCACGTCAACAGAATCGTCGTCATTTGCCTGGGCTATCGTGACCTTGACCTTGTCATGGATCACCACTGGGGCGAACTCACCCGTCACTGCAACCCCTGAGGTGTCATGGTTCTGCACCACGGGGTAGCGGACGACGTCCGTTGCCGCGTTTACCAGAGACAGGATCGTCTGCGCCGGGAAGGCTGACACTCCTGCAGTCCCGACCGTCACGTCCGTAGTGGCTGGGGGGCTATCAAGGTACTTGACGTACACAGCAAGTATCCTGCCGCGCACGATCTGATCTGTCGTCTTGTTAGACGTTGCAACGCCAGCTCCGCCAGCCGCGAGGCCGGAGTTGATCGGGCCGACCAGACTCATGATCATTTTTCTGCCTCGCTTTCCGGTTCGCCCTGCTCCGGTTTTGCAGCCTTGCGGACGTCTGCAACGGTGACCAGTCCGTCCTTGCCCGTCCCTGATACCTGGGACAAATCGACGCCCGTCTCGGCAGCGAGCTTCTCTGCCGCTTCCGTAATCATCGGTTTTGTCTCCTCGGCCTCCGGCTCACTGGAGGCGACCTCGATATCGAGAAACGGATTCGCCAGCGCCTCCGCGATCCTGTCCGGGGGCACGTCCGTCCAATGATGCTTGGAGAACTGCACCCCCGCACAGGCAGTGATCGCAGAGAGGCGCGAGTCTTGTTTGACTTTTGCGCGCATCATGTATTCCCTTCTTGCTCCCGAACAGTTGCCCGGGAGTCAGCTACGCCACGGTGACGCCGGTATTGTTGACGATCAACCAAACCGCGTTGTGAGCAACCAGCAAAAGCCCACTACCGATTGCAGCCGCAAATGTACCTACGTCACCCGTCGCACCTGCCCCGTTGAAGCCTGGAGTAGTCTGCGTCACAGTATGAGCCGCAGCAGTGGCGCTGATGATGCACAGGAGCGTCCCGTTCTGCGCCGCAGTCGGAGCAGCGAGGGTCATCGCAGCCGCTGTTCCTTTGGTAATGACTGCGATGGCGGATTCGATAGCGATTGCTCCATCGGCTCCGTACTCGGTAACCTTGAAACGTTCGCCGGACAAGACACCAGCCATCGTCAGAGCACCGCCGGACACGATTGCGCCCGTCACGTTGAGAGGGCCAGACAGATTAGTTTGAGCCATGCCAGCCTCCTACGTATTGCCCATAACAGCCAGCCGCCAATCCCCGTAGAATACCTGGTAACGGGCATGCCATTTAAAGTAGCGCACGCCGCCGCCGCCCTGGGTTTCATCATCCCAGATGATCAATTCGGGGTTTTTACGGTTTTGAAGGTTGACCGGTTTTTCGGGCATGGAGGTGTCGATAACAAACCATGCTGAGGTATCCAACCAGCCACCGGGGGCAACCAAATGACGCACGCTCCCGGCGTAGGGGTTGATACTGCGATCCGCAGTGGCGTAGTCCTCTCGGTTGGCTGAAATCTGCGCAGCGATGCGCTCCAGGTCGGGCGGAACGATCAACAGGTTATGGTTGAAGCCGATTGGCTGCCCGCGATCATCCAGGAACTTTGCCGAGGCAACTTTGACCGTCTCGAAGTTGTTCAGGGAAAGCGCCAGGGCGAACAGGTTGTCCTGTCCAGTCTGGTACTCCGCGCCTGGGTCGATGTGGGCGTTGTTAAAGAAGGTCAGATTGTCATAGCCGTTGCCGTAGGTCGCGCCGTCACCGGAGTTAAGGGCGGAGAAGGACAGATAATCCTTGTGGCGCTCGAAGTTCACTGCCGCGCCGCGCGCCCATCCTTCCAGGTCGCCTGCCCTGTCGTCGTCGATAGCGTTATGGAAAATGCCGACCGCGATCTCGTAGTCAACGTTGTAGACGCGCACCGCGCGCTCGTTGCCGCCCACGATCCGGATCGACCTGCCCTCGTTGGACAGCCCGACCTTGACCGCGCCGGTCTCGCCATGCAGCCCGCCTGCGCCCTGTTTCCCGGCGTTCTGGACGGGCCAGGGGACGTTGCCCATGTCGGCGTAGTCTTCGAACGACCCGTCAGAGGTCACCTCGCGAACGAAAGCTGAGCGCATGGGAGTAAATGTCTTGCTGCCCAACAGGAAGCCAGTCCGCACCATGCGCTCCAGGTGCGCGGCGATGTCTTTGCGTGAGATTGCCATTTGATTTTACCTCCTAGATTACGTTGATTACGTCGCCGCGTTAGCCATCAAGAACGCTGGCTCGATGTTGACCCAGACGTAGCCGTCAGCAACATCCTCGATGTACCCGACCCACAGGTTGTTTGTCGAAGTGGTGGTAATGGTGTCGTCATCCGAGGCGTAGGCTGCCGCGCCAATGTCGGTGATTGCCAATGATCCTGCGGCAAATCCCCATACACCGTTGCGGGCAACGGTCACCTCGACCGCGCCGTCAGCCAGGTTAGAAGCCTTGACTTCCTGCTTCTCCACTGCGATGCCGCCAAAGATGTCACCTGCCGCCATAGCCACTGACGCGGTACTCGGGACAGCCCGGAAGTAACCATCGGTGTCGGAGACGTCGCACACCAGGAGCGAGCCTTTATAGACGGTATGTTCGAGGTTGCCCGCGCCAAAGTTGGTATAGCCGGCCAGCTTGAGTTTCTCGTAAGCCAGGTTCCCGTGGGCCAGCCGCGCGGGGCGCTGTTTGTTTGCAGATAGAACAGCCATTTGTTAGACCCTCCGTATGTTTCTTGTAAGTTTACGCCTCGGCAGATTGCCTCCTGCCAGGGCTATTTGTTCCAGGCGCTCAGGTCATACTGGGCCAGGTCGCCCAGCTCGTTAACCAGCAACGGGCTGCGCAGATCGACAAGAGTCAGCTCACCGGAGTCCAGCTTCTCTGCAAAGTATGCGGGGAGCTTCCCTGTGCCCTGCGGCCTCTTCTCGTTCCCGATCTCCGCGAACTCGACGATCCCGTCCTTGGCAACCTTCTGAACCAGATCGTTCCAGAAACCAGCCTGGTCTTGGGGAAGGCGCAACAGCGCTTCCGCGAGCTGATCTGCCTGGATTGGCAGGGCGTACGGATACTCCTCGCTGCCGATGGTGACCCTAGTTGCCAGCTCCTGGGCATCGCGCTTGCGCGTTACCTGGGCCAGGCGGCGCAGATACGTCTCCTCTGCCTGCTTCTGGATCTGCTCGTAGTGCTGAGCAAGAGCGGACTCGATGCGCTCCTGAGCTTCGCCTTCCAGGTGTTCCAGGTTGAGCAGTTTGACCAGGTCTACCACGGCATCCGGATTCCTGTCGTCACCGGGCGGGAGCTGATCCGGGGGCGCGCCGATCTTGGTCACCAGCTTGGCAACCGCCCCGTCAACTGTCTTCGCGATCAAAGATTCCAATTCCTGCACGTCCATGTCTAAAACCTCCTGCGGCAGTGTATCTGCCGTGTCAAATTCTTGTTCCGCTTCCGCGGGCGGGGACTCCCCCGCGATCTTGTAAATACTTGCGGGTGCGGGTTTATCGAACGCACCCCGCCACATGCTGATGATCTTGTTGGCTGCCGCCTTCCGCCTGCCAGCGAACCAGTCCTGGGGCACATCGGCTGGTTTCTTGACCGCGCCGATTCCCCTGGCACCTGAGGCGGTCGCCCGTAGGGCGTTGCGGTTCGGGGCGCTTCCGGGTGATTTGCGAATCGGGAGATAGCACAATCCTTTGACGGGTTCATCCTGGCCGGGGTATCCGTTCAGGTCAAGCAGCGAGACTTTGCGCAGGTCAGCCACGGTCAGATCGCGGCGCACCGCGCCGGCGTCCCACGGAGAATTGTCGAATTTAGCAAGCTCGGTTGGCTCGCCTAAATTAAGAGCGCGGCGAAACATATCCCGCATCGCCTCGATCCAGTCTTTACGCACCTTGACCCAATCGTCAAAGTCGGCAAACTCGATCCCGTCGTCCGTGCGTTCGTAGGGCACCTTGAAGTAATCCCCGTCCCTGCTGACGATGCAGTAATCGTCGAATACCTCTGTCACCCAGCCCGGCGATTCCGTAACCGCCTCATGCTTGACCGGGTGCATCTTGTTCCACGCCTCGTACACGTCACGGATTTTCTCGTCATAGGATTCGTCATCATCGTCCTGCAAATCCGAGATTACCAGGACCGATGACATCTCAACCGGGCGTAGCAGAACGTTCTGCTTGCCGTCACGAGAGGCGGGCCAGTTGGTCAATGAGCCGCCGAGTATGACTTTGTTTTTCAAGTCCAGCGTGGGGGAGAACAGCTTGCGGATGCCCTTCGAGATCAGCTCCTTGCCGACTTCCGTCCAGCGAGCCACAAAACGAATGACGTTCATCTTCTTGCCGTCCGGCTTGTCCACCTCCGCCAGGAACACGTCGGTGATCCAGCCCGCGGCGTCGCCTTTGTCGTGGTTCTGTGCATCTATCGGCAGACCGAGCACGCCACCCGATTCCGAGCGAAGGAACTCGATTGCTTGTTTCGTGTTGTCAACGTATTTTTGTAGGTCAGCCTCCTTGATCACTACGTCGCGCCCGTACATATCCTCGAACTCTCCGGGCGCTACTCCGTCGAATGGTTTGCCGGGCAAATCCACCTCGCCCGTCATGTCGATGAACTGAAATTGTTTTGTCACATCTTCCCGTCCTTCCATTCGTTTTTTAACAATGCCGTTCGCGACCCTGAATGCCATCCCTTCACAGTCCTCGCCGCCCTCTTCCGTACACCTCGCATGGGTGCTGTTCCAGACCTTCACCCACTGCGAGCGCAGCCTGTCGGGGAGCTTCTTTATGTTAGACGGCAAGTCCGGGTCATTCTTGCCCGAGTATGGCATTGTCCACCTGAAACAAAAAAACCGGGCGCAAAATGCGTCCGGCCAGCCTGGAGACCCCTCCAGGCGAGGGCGGTTATTAGATTACCCAGTTTATAGCAAAAATCTTCCAACCTGTCAAGTGGTTCGCGGCAACTGTCAGAAATTGCCTCTTGACATATTTTCTAAACTAGGCTATAATAAATGCAGGACAAAAGATCAGAGAAAGGACAAAGACGTGGATCACAATTTCGACCCCAACCGTATACAATTCAGCGACAACCTAATCCGGAGCTTATGGAACGAAGCATTGTACTGGCTCCAGCACGGGGCGAACCACTCGGAAGCTCGCAGGAAGCGTGAGATGCTCGAGGACTACCGGAATTACTGCTGGCAAGAATTCACAGAACGTTATCCCGGCGCATATTATTTTCTTCTAGGCAAAGCCCACGAAAACGAGAAGCGCATCCTCGCACATGAATTGGAGCAACCGTACACCAAGCCAGAGCGCAAGCGATGGATTGAATCAAGGTTGGCTGATCTGAGTTGGCTGATCTGACATACTTTGATACGTAACAACCAGTGATCAATCGGAAAGGAAATCAAATGGACACAAATGAAAGCACAGACAAGATAATCGTCACCCTGGTTTACATCGGAACAGATCATGACGGAAAGCATGTGTACCGCGAGGTTGACGGCGAAGCCCTGGGGGAATACCGTGTGTTCGGCAAAAAAATCGGCAGCTATTCGTATCCGGGGATGATGTTCGAAATCCAGAAGATAAGCGGCGACGGGTTCAGCGTTTACTCCAACACAGTCAACAACGTCCGCCCCTTCCCGGACGAGGACAAGCGCGCAGAGTGGAGCGCGGCGCACAAAGCCAACGAAACCCTGCGTGACATGCAAAAAAACGCCATGAAAGTATGGATGCAGGAACAGTTGAGTCCGATCCGGGATGCCTACCATCAGCAAAGTACCGGGCGACGCAAGGCGGCATTCCTGGCGACAGTAATCGAGTATCTCACGAGGTAAGCCAATATGGACGTGGTTTACTTGATAACCGCTTACTTGGTTGCCGGATTCATCACTGCCCTGCTTCTCCTGCTGGAGATATTCCTGTATCCAGATCCAAATATTCCCGAATGGAAATTACTTGGAATCACCATCATTGCCTGGCCCCTGGTCTGGTGGTGGTATCTCCGGGCGTAAGCCTCACTTGCGAAACTCCGCATCGGCGTAATGGATGAGACGGTGAAGGTGTACCGTCCATCCATTGTCGCGTTTGACCAGGCGCAGATCGAACGTGCCTTCGGGGAGTCTGTCCACCAGGCGAGCGATAGAAAGTGCCCGGCGTGACACATCCCCGCGGTCAGGCTCTTCCCTGACCTCTCCGAAGGGCGTGAAATCGACCTCGTTTCCATCCCCATCAAAGACTGTCATGCCGATTGTAGCGTCTCCCCGAGCAACTCAACTGAGCGGGTAATCATCGAGCGCACCAGCTCGTTCGCCTCTTCGTCAGCGCAGCCGTAACGCTCGACAAAGATTTCCTTCGCCGCGTTGCCGGCTGCCAACAGAATCGCTGTCCCGTACACGGAGTCGTATGTCGCGTTGAGCGCAGCCATCTTCTTGTTGACCGCCAGCATACGGTTCGACCGCCGCTTTCCTGACTTCGTATCATCCGTCATCTGTCTGTACCTCCACGTCCGGGAATCGCTCCATCAGTTGAATGTACCTGGCGACCAACCGTTGTCCGTAGTCGATAGCCTTGGTCGCCTGTTTGAATTTCCGCCGCGCGCCGCGCTGCCGGCCACGTAGCACGACAATTGCCTTGTAGCGTTTGTCGCCGTTGTGCGTGCGCAGCTTCGCATATCCCTCGTAGCGGTTCTCCAATTCGTTCACGTTTATTTGAACTCCATCGAACATGCGCAGTTGCCGTCGCAGCGTGAGCCTATCGTCGGCGGCGGGAAATAGCCGAGTGGTTGCCAGCCCTCCGCGGCGTAGCCCTCGCAATCGACGCAGTGCTCCACGGGTGAAAGCACCCGGCGTTCTTCGGTGTACTTCTCGGATTCCTTCTTGGCCTGGCGCTCCGCGTCGTGCCAGGATGACACCACGCTATCCGCGATCTGCCTGAGCTGGTTGCGCATTTGAGCCTCCGAGATCTCCCCGTTGGCGACCTGCTGCGCCAGCAGGTCAATCCGCTTATAGTCCTGCTTGAGGCGCGCTCCCATGCGCCCCCAGTCAGCGTAGGTAACCGCCTCCCTGCCACCGCGCCCGAACACGGTCAGCACCTGGCGTCCCTGGCGCAGCTCCAGGGCGACCCGCTCCTGCCAGTCAGGGAGTGAAAGCTGCCCGGAGATAAGGCGCTCGGTCAGCCGGGTCAAGTTCTTGCCAATCACCTGCTCGTGGTACGTCCGCACCCTGTCCAGGACGGTTCCCATCTTGACTGCTTTGCCTGTCCAGCGTGACACCCACTCGCCGAGCTTGCGCACGAACTTGTACCCGGACAGGCGCACCAGGAATCGATCCCAGGTCAGCCCTTCCCGACGGGCGACCCTCCTGGCGGCAAGCGCCATTTCGAGAGCGTCTTGGACTGTCGTCATTCCTCGACGACCTCCGCGTCCAGTAATTCCAGCAAGCCGGGGTCGTGCTCCTTTGCCCAGCGACGAAAGCGGTTGAGGGCCGTCTGGACTTTGCCAGCCGGGTCGTTGGCGATATACTCAACAGTAGTGGGGCGTTCATCCGGGGAGACTGTGAACGGGCGAAAAGCTAGTTCGCGTTTTACTCCAGATAGCTTGAAAGTTTCGTGCTTGCCTCCCCAAACGAGGTGTAGCGCGCCGAACTCCAGATCAATCCCAGCCTCCACTGGAGGGAGCGATGCGATCTCCGTGGCATACGCCAGAGTAACATGAGGAATGAAACCGTGAGTACGGGAGTGGGCGATCCCAGCCCAACGCAGGGCGTCCACCAGGCGTTGACGGAATCCGGTGATGTCCGGGGAGTCTACCAGGGCAACGTAGGCTTTGCCAGTCCCATTCCCGGCCAGATCAAATACAGCGCGCCCGGTCACCCTGCCTGTCACCGGGGGCATGCTTGCAGCAAAGGCAGCCAACGCCTTCGCTACCTCAGAACGTTTTACTTTGACATCCGCCTTGGGACCCAAAAACGCCAGGGTCAAATGCAGCTCATCCGCGGGGAGCGCCCCGTCGATCCCAACTGCCAGTTTTCCTACCGCCTCGGGTTGAGGATAGAAGGCGATCATCACCCCGCCGTTCTGCTCCAATTCCGCCAGCCTCAGCCATCCCAGCGTTGTTGACGGCTCTTCCGGCGTCCCTTCATCGTCGAGCGATTCTTCGCCCTCCTCTTCCGGCGCGGGTTCTGTCTCCGGTACTGGAGAGGTTTCCTCAAGCTCGATAACGGGGAGCGCCTCGGGGAGGAAGTCCGACTTGCGGCGAACCTCGATCAGGTCGTCATCGCCCAGCGGGGCGATAGCGGCGTAAGCCTGGATAAACGCGCCCAGGTTTGCCAAGTCGATCATCTTCTGCACCCGGCGTATGCCCAGCTTGGGGCGGCGCGTCATGTCCGGGAAAGCATCGCGGTTCACCGGGTAATCGAACAGACGGCGTCCGATCTGAGCGTCAGCCTGGTTGACGTATGATTCCGCCATAGCGTTGAACACAGCCAGGTAGAACTCGTTGGCGTCCTTGACCGAGGAATATGACCCGTAAGGCGACAGCGTTCCCAGCGCCGCCCACTGCATGGCAATCAGCGCCAGTTTCAGGATGCCGTAGTAACGAATCGTGTTGAGCAGCGATTCCGCAGCAGCGAACGGGGAGTCAACGACCTCGCCCTTGACGTTGCGCGGCCAGGCGGCGTAGTTGCCCTCCTGAGCGGTCAGCAGGGCGCGTACCATCTTCTTGATTTCCGTGTGGTCATCGGGAGTAAGCTGGCGATCCGTGGTCACCGAGACGTGACCGGCCGCGTGCTCAAAGCCGATCCCCATGACCACCTCGAAGTTGTACTTGATGCGCTCCAACCGCCAGAGAGCTTCCATGACCGGCAGACCTTCCGGGGAGTCCGGGTCACCGTGTACCACATGTAACGACCGTTCGAGTGGGATCGTCACGATCGGATTGGGGATGTCATATTGCGTAAATCCCCTGAGCCTGCCGCTCTTGTCGTCCAAGTCCCAAGCATAAAACGATTCGTAGTGGCGGAAGCCGAGCCGTCGGTAGCCGATCAGCCCGTCGTCATAGTCGCTGCGCCACGGGTCGTTGCCGGGAGGATGCCAGTCCTGCTTGCGCAGACCGGGAACCGCTTCCCACCATCCCCAACCGTAGAAGGGGACGCGGGTCATCGCCGATTCGATCCAGCGCCCGATGCCGCCCTCCAGGTCGTTGAGCGTCTCGTTGGCGAAATCAACCGCCCGCTTGTCATCATCGGTCGGGTCATCTACCTGGGGATCGATGGAAAACTCCACGCCGAGACGGGAGGCCATCGACGATTGTACCAGCCGGGCGACGGCCACCTCCGGGTCGTTGCGCCAGATGCGATTGAACAAAGGGATGCAGGTCGGGTAGCGCAGCTCTGAATGGTAAGCCATCCTGATGTACCCGCTCCAGGCTTCAATGCCTGACGTCCCCGTCTCCGCCCAACGTCGCGTCGCTTCTTGTTGGAGATCTGCGTTTTCTTTGTAAGAGTTTTCTCTGTAATCAGCCATGTCTTCTACCTCCAGGGGTTGACATAGTCGTCGTCCTGTCCCAGCCCCCGTACATCTCGCATTGACGGCTCGTCACCGAGCACGTAAGCAAACAGATAGCGGAGAGCGTCCAACAGGTGGAAACGTTCCTTATGCTCAATGGCGTCAGTAAAAACGCCGTTCTTGACAACGCGCCGATAGCTCCCGATCTCTGAAATCAGGTTGGGGCAGGAGTCGTGTACTACCAGGCGATATGAACTAATCAGTCCAATGATGCGATCAATCCCTGCCCAGACGTCGGTAATAGTCGGCTCGATCAACGGAATACCGTGCGCGTCAAAATCCTTACGTTGCTGCCGTTCTGAACGTGCCCCGCCCACCCAAGCAAAGATGTTATCCGTGGCAGTGAGCGTCAAAACATTCGCTGCATGATTTTCCGTAGTCAATCCGAACGGTTCGTAGTATTCGCGATAGACGTGATAGACGTCTGACTTCGGATCGTACGCCACCCACACCGCGGCAATGTACGCTCCGAATGGGTCAATGCCGACCCAGCGAGGCCACAGTTTGGGTAGTGGGACGGAGGCGACCTTGTGGCGTTTCTCGTCGAACGCCTCGTAGATTGCGCCCTCCGGGGCGACCCACGCCCCGCGATAAAGACGCTGACGGCGTGCCCCTGTCAGTTTCTTAAGCGGCTCCAGGCGCAAACGTCCGTGCTTGGTCAGTCTGCCGTGAGTGTCATAAATTTCCGGGTTATCCCTGTGCACCGTCTCCAACAGCTTCAGAGACCCAGAGCGGGAGCGGGAGAGAATCCAATGCGTAGGGTGAGCCGGGTTGCAGTCACCCATCAAAAATGCAAAGGGAGCATTGCCGGCGCGCAACGTGGCGCGGGTGGAAAGGAACTCCCAGTCCCCGAGCCAAAGCTCCTCTGCCTGGTTGACGTAGATTACGTCGCGTTCGGAAGAAAGCACCTTACTGTCCTTGTCCATGCCAGCGACCCAGATCGTCGATCCGTTGGGGTAAATGAATCGCTCCGGGCGTTTGTCGCCGCCGTAAGTCTCCACGCCGTCAGTCGGGAGAAGAATCTTGCGGATCAGCGTCTGTACTGCTGAGGGGTACAGATCCGACTGCTGCTTGCGCGCCATAGTGATCTGGATACCGGGGTATTCCCAGCAGAGCCGATTGAGGAGGGAGAGGGCACCCAACGTCTTGCCGGTGTCGGCTGGGCCGGAAAGGATCACCTCGCCGCGGCGATGTTTCTGTATCTTTGCAATGTTACCCCGAAATTCGTATTTGCGGCCCTTCGTCCGGGTGTCGGAGGGAGCAAGCCACTCGACCACCTGGCGCACCACACTTTCCGTAGCTGATACGTAGTCGCTCATTCTCTGCCGTTCCCGACCATGCCTGTCTGCAGGGCGAGTTGAGCAAAACGCTTCGCCAGGTTTGCCAGCTCAGCTTTATCAGAAACTGTCTGGTGGGCGGCGTCAGTCATCGCCCGAAACAGATTCAGCACCTGCTCGGAATGAATCATGGTCTGCATTTCCACACGTCGCCGGCGCTCTGATTCCTCGAGGCGTTGCAGGGTGAGCAGCCCGACCCGGATTTCGCTCCAGGCAGCGTAATCGGAGACGCCGCGGGCAAGGATTCTGTTAAGGGATGACAGCGAGTCTGCCACCGCCTCGTTATCCTTACGTTGCAGAGCTTTAACAAGTTCAGAGTGCGCCGCCTGGGCTTGCTGCCAGTAAAACCCAGCTTCCCCAGTATCGACCCTGGAAAGCAGATCATAGATACGTGACTTCCATAGCGCAATTTCGCCGACCAGGGAAAGCAGATCCGGGTCTTTAGCTGCCGCAGTGTAATGATCCACCAGTCGGGAGGGAAGGTACTTCGAGTACCCGCCATGCTTCCAGGATGGCGCGGCAATTCCCACGGGCGTTGCTCCGCCGTGAGTATAGCAAAAGGTCTTGCCGCGCATGGCGTGCCCGAGACACTGGCGATTGTTCCGGGCTGACCATTTTTGACAACGCCGTCGGCCTTCGTACCTGTGCCCCTGGGGGAAATCGGGGACAGGCACGAAGTCCGGTGGTTTCGGATAAAGTTTGACCCTTTGACTTGTACCCGGGTCATGGGGTTTCATTGAGCCATATCGTTATAGGCTCGACGGTGCAAGGATTGGCTTGTCTTCTCTCACCAAGTAGATGCCGGGCATGGAAACGAGTGTGATGATCCCCTTGTATACAATCTGACCCCCGACCAGCGACAGCGCAGTGGCGAAAGGAATTGATTCTGCGCCGAATAACGGAGGCAAGACCACAAAAGCCAGCGAAGCAAAGACCAGAGAGTCTATCGGTAAACTGATTGCGTTTGATGTCAAGACGCGCGTCCACTGAGGCGCATTTGAGAAACGCTGTCGGTAGAAGTGATACACTTCGGTGTCGATCAGTTCGCTAATGATCTCAGCCGCGATGGACCCAACCGTGATTGCGGGGACAACTGCAAAGACAGCCGACCAGGCTTCACCCAGTTGATAGAATGGAGGCCAGGGCAGTCTTGCCATCCAAGCCAAGTACAGGGCTTGAACGATGTTGAATGCGCCCGCGCAAACGATTGCGGCCTGCGAC